GTAGTGACCTTGGTTGAATATGAGGATGGCTTTGATGATGATGACTGGGATGATGATGAGCCATCGGGCCGTGAGATGAACGACGAAGTACCTTTCTAGTAACATTAAAATAGGGAGCGGACTATGAAAATCAAAATAGAAATAATTTCAGGCGGTCTGCTACGGTGGGCTGGCGAGGGAGGGCTACCATCATGAAAAGCATCGACACACTTGTCAACGATATGTATCATGTACTAGAAGAGGAGACAGAGGTAAACGAAGAGCATATGTCATTATTTCTTAAGGGGATCGAGGGGGTGGTTAGGGAAGCCGTCTCCTCCCCCCGAAGAGAAAACAATAGCACCTTACGGATGTCTAGCATCGGCAAAAAGGATAGGAAGCTGTGGTTGGAAAAGAATCGACCTAAGAAATCATCCTCGACATCCGGTCAGAAACTGCTGATGTACTTGTACGGTGGTATTACTGAGGAACTGTCTCTCTATTTAGTTGCAGAAGCAGGCCACACAGTCACTGATCAACAGAAGGAAGTTACCATCAATGGAATTAAAGGTCATATGGATTGTAAGATTGATGGTGAAGTGGTGGATGTTAAGTCAGCCAGCGCCTTTGGTTTCAGGAAGTTTTCTGATGGAACTCTTTTACGCAAAGACAAGGACAGTTTTGGTTACATAGGGCAGCTAAGTGGCTACATAGAGGCAGAAGGGGATGAAGTTGGACATTTCTTAGTAATGAATAAAGTATCTGGTGAGCTATGTTTGCTCACAATTGACGACATGGACACTATCAATGCCGCCAACCGTATCACGCATCTAAAATCTATGCTGACGCAAGATACAGAACCGGAATTATGCTACCCAACCGTGCCGGAAGGCAAGGCGGGGAACATGAAGATTTCCACTGACTGCACCTATTGTGCTTATAAGTTTGATTGCTTTGATGATCTTAGAGTGTTCAAGTATAGCAATCGATGGGCATACCTAAGCAAAGTAGTGAAGGAACCGTTAGTAGAAGAGGTGTACCCAAATGGATAGCATAGAGACTTTAATAGAAGCGATAGAACAACTTAGCAATCACATACAAGAGTTGTCAATTGCTATAGAGAAAACAAATGTTCTAATGCAGTTTGATAACACTGGTTTTGAAATAGAACACTAGGAGACTAATAGTATGCTAGACACACTAGATAACTCAACCGTCGCCCGTGAAGCCTGCCCGAAATGCGGATCAAAGGACAACGTAGCTGTCTATGCTGATGGGGGCCGTCATTGCTATTCCCCTGACTGTAGTTATCATGTTAGCGGCAGTAGTAGCAGCGGAGAATCGTTTGCTGAACCAGTTGCACCTAAAGTTACCGTTAAGCTTTCTAAAGGACGTATCAAAAGCATCCCTGATCGACGCCTTTCGTTAGACACTTGTGAGAAGTATAACGTATCGATCCTTGAAGACCCTGACCAGCATCTGTACCCCTACTACGACGATAAGGGTGTTCACGTAGCCAACAAGATCAGGAGTGTAAAGAATAAAACCTTTCACAGTGAAGGGGATATCAAGAGAAGTATGCTCTTCGGGCAGCAGCAGTTTAGATCAGGTGGTAAGTATATCACTATCACGGAAGGTGAGATCGACGCCATGTCTGTGTTTGAGATGCTTGGTAGCAAGTGGCCTGTAGTGAGCATAAAAAATGGGTCAGCATCCGCCAAACGAGATGTAGCTAATAAGAGTATCTATGATTTTCTAATGTCATTTGACAACATTATCATCTGCTTTGATGCTGATGCTGCTGGTAAGGCAGGAGCTACTAAACTTTCAGAAGCTCTCGCACCTAAAGCTAAAATAGTTCCTATGCATTACAAGGATGCAAATGAATATCTTAAGCTGGGTAAGAAGAAGGATTTTGTAACAGATTGGTGGGAAGCTAAACAATATACACCTGAAGGGATCATTTCTGGTGCTGATCTTTGGGAAGAAGTTAATGAAAAAGCTTTGTCTCCAGTAGCACAATATCCATACGCCGGATTAGATAAGCTTACACACGGCATTAGACTTGGTGAGCTAGTGACGATCACTGCTGGGTCAGGTCTAGGCAAGAGCCAGTTCGTGCGGGAATTAGTTTATCATGCGTTGACTACAACGAACCATGACATTGGTATGATGTTTCTAGAGGAAAGTGTAAAACGATCTGCCCTTGGTGTAATGAGTTTAGCTGCAAACAAGCCTTTGCATCTACCTGATGTCTTCAACGACACCTCTGAGGAAAGTAGAAAGGAAGCCTTTGATCAAACTCTAGGCACAGGTCGCTTGTATTTTTATGACCACTTTGGTAGCACTAGCATCGAGTCAATCCTTGGCTGCGTTCGTTACTTTGCTAATGTACTTAACTGTAAGTTCATTATCCTTGATCATGTTTCAATCGTCTTATCGGATCAGCAAAGTGGTGATGAACGAAAAGCAATTGATGAAATCATGACCAAACTCCGCATGGTTGTACAAGAGTTGGACATTTCTCTTATCCTTGTAAGTCATCTAAAGCGACCTAGCGGCCAAGGGCACGAAGAAGGTGCTGCAACTTCTCTATCGCAATTACGCGGCAGCGCAAGCATTGGGCAACTCAGTGACATCGTGCTGTCTCTGGAGCGAGATGGTCAAGCGGATGATCCTACGGAGAGGCACACTACCACCGTGAGGGTGCTTAAGAACCGCTTCAGCGGCCTTACAGGCCCCGCCTGTCGGCTCCTCTACAACCTAGAGACTGGACGAATGGTTGAGCGTGAGGAAGACTTCGAGGAACTTCAATAGATGAAAACAAGTTCACGTAAAGCTAAAGGAAGGGCGCTACAGAATCATGTAGTGGCGAAGGTACTCACTTCTTTCCCATCATTAGAACCGGCAGATGTTCGCGGCGCAATCATGGGAGAAAATGGTGAGGATATCAAACTTTCTCCCAAAGCTAAGAAGTTGTTTAACTTCAGTGTTGAATGTAAGAACCAAGAAAAGTACAAAGGAGTGTACGATTGTTTTGATCAGATCGAAGGACACAAGGATAGCTCAGGACAGCCATTAGTTATACTAAAGATGAACCGAAAGAAACCTTTGGCTATCGTTGATCTCGATTACTTTTTCACATTGATACAGGAGTACACAGAGAATGAATGATGAAATTAATTCGCCAGGACATTACACCACAGGCAACCTAGAGACAATAGTTTTACTTCAGGAATCCTTGGGTCACGAACAGTTCGTTGGATACCTCAGAGGCAACGTCTTTAAGTATATCTCAAGGTATCGTCACAAACACGCTGAAAACCCAGTGAAGGATTTACGCAAGGCTGAATGGTATCTGAGGAGGTTAATTACTTTAACAGAAGGAGAACAATTATGAGAGGTGAAAGCATTGAAGATAAAGTAAAGAAATTCCAAAACGCTTTCGGGCAGTCTACTAATGAGACTTATCCAAGCAACCATGTCTGTTCCCCTACAAAGACCTTACGGAGAACCTTAATAGACGAAGAGTATATGGAGTTAAAAGATGCAATCAAAAATGGAACTGACGAAGAAGTACTCAAAGAAATCTGTGATTTGGTTTATGTCGCAGTTGGGTATGCTACTACTTACGGCTGGAACTTCGATTGTGCTTTCAACCGCACTCATATTTCAAACTTGTCGAAGCTTGGTGACGATGGTAGACCAGTGTATCGTGAAGATGGCAAAGTTTCTAAGTCAAGCAATTACAAAACACCTAAGATGGTGGATTTAGTATGACCGATGATGTTGATGGACTCGACGTTAGCTGCAATGATTTTATTATACAGATATCACCAATTTTTACAGAGGACAGTGATTGGTCTGGGGATATAGAACTCAACGTAGCGTTCGACAGCGACAATGAGTTGAAACCAGAAGACTTTGAAACTCTCTACTCGTTTACAACATTCATCTGTAGCTTGGTGCCAGCCTTGTCCGGCAATTTAGAGAAAACCAACGGTAAAGGATATCTTGACAAAGCAAAGAAAAAGATGTATAATAAGCACCCTACCATTGATAATGTAATTAAAGTTGACTTCAATAATAAAACCAACATAGTCCAAATGGACTTCAATGATAATACAGATAAGGAGGATTAATAAAATGCAAAACACTAAATTAACTTTAGATTGCGACACAATGTTCAGCGAGGAGGGTGCGGTTGAGATTTACGTTTACTTAGGAGACAGTGATTCACCATACGTCTTTTCTTTCGATCTTACTGACATCATTACTAGTAACCTAAATATGTATACTATACCAGACTTCCGACATTCCAACGTGCCATACATGCGCTCAGATGACATCGAAGCTGAGAGAGCTATCGATAAACTTAAGGAGACTCTTCAGGATGGCTTGATCTACATTGATAAGCTTAGGAATGAACTGTTAGACAATGAGCCGGATCATTTTGCTTTCCTAGCGTCTCCTGAGGAGGATAGCATTAATGGAAATAGATAATGCGGTTCTACAGAAAGTAATTAATTATTTGACACAACGACCATATAGAGAGGTACATGCCTTGATTGTTGAGATCATGCTTGAGACACAGACAGATGAGAACATACAGAAACAACCAGAACTACCTTTAGAAAATGTTGGAGGGAGATCATCATGAACATACCAACAGACTACCAAGCATTTATTCATCAATCCCGTTACAGCCGTTGGATTCCAGAATCTGGCAGGAGAGAAACTTGGGAGGAAACTGTCAATAGGTTACTGAGCTTCTACAGAACTTTCCTTGAAGAGCGCCATGACTTTAAGCTTTCAAATAAAGTATTTAGTGATCTTTATGTGGCGATTATTAAAATGGAAATCATGCCGTCTATGAGGGCTATGATGACTGCTGGTAAAGCTTTAGAACGCAATCACATTGCTGCCTACAATTGCGCCTATCTCCCTGTGGATTCTCCGCGTTCCTTTGATGAGTGCCTGTTCATTCTCATGCATGGCACAGGCGTTGGCTTCAGTGTCGAGGAACAGTATGTAGAAATGCTACCACCAGTGCCGGATGTGATGGAAACTACTGAGACAACCATTATCGTTCAGGATAGCAAGGAAGGCTGGCAGAAGGCACTCAAGGAACTTGTGAACCTCTTGTATGCAGGACAAATGCCAGGGTGGGATATGAGTCGCGTTCGTGAGGCTGGTGCTAAACTCAAGACTTTTGGTGGGAGAGCCAGTGGTCCTGTACCACTTGATAAACTTTTCATGTACGTTACTGAACTCTTTAAGGGTTCAGCAGGGCGACGGTTGACTTCGATTGAGTGTCATGATTTCATGTGTTCTATCGCATCGGCTGTGATCGTTGGTGGCGTTCGTAGGTCAGCTTTGATTAGCTTGAGCAACCTAGACGACAGATATATGCGATATGCTAAAACTGGTGCTTGGCATGAAAAGAACAACCAACGATCCTATGCCAATAATAGTGTTGCCTATAGTAGCACTCCTGACATGGGAGCGTTCTTGCGTGAATGGTCTAGCCTCTACGATAGTAACTCTGGTGAACGCGGTATCTTTAATAGGGAAGCAGCTCAAAATCAAGCAGCTAAGTATGGTCGCCGGGATGCCAACATTGACTACGGTACCAATCCTTGCTCAGAGATCATCTTGCGACCAAAGCAGTTTTGTAATCTTTCAGAGGTGGTGGTCAAGCACGACGACACACCAGAGAGACTGAAGGAAAAGATTGAGTTAGCTACGATCCTGGGGACAATCCAAAGCTGCTTTACAGATTTCAAAGGTTTGAGCCGTAGTTGGTTTAAAAATACCTCTGAGGAACGACTTCTGGGAGTTAGCTTGACTGGTATCCTAGATAACGCTATGATGGCTAACCAAACTGATGATGATCTCCCTGCCATCTTAAGTGACCTCAGAGAACACGCTGTAGCTACTAATAAGAAGTATGCTAAACTGTTGGGCATCGAGCAGTCAGCAGCAGTGACCTGTGTGAAACCTTCTGGCACTGTTAGCCAACTGACAGACTCCGCTAGTGGTATTCATCCTAGACACAGCGAGTATTACATTCGTACTGTTCGCGCTGATAAAAATGATCCGTTAACATTGTTCATGGCTGATGCTGGGATACCAGTTGAGGACGATGTAAATACGCCGAATAACACATCAGTTTTTAGCTTTCCAGTCAAGGCTCCTGAAGGAGCGTTAACCAGAGAAGATTTAACTGCTGTGGAGCATCTTGATATATGGAAGATTTACCAAAATAATTTCTGTGAGCATAAGCCAAGCGTAACGATCTCGATCAGGGATAATGAGTACCCTGCTGTTCAAGCATGGATATGGGATGAGTTTAGTAACATGAGTGGTGTAGCATTTTTACCCTATAGTGGTCATTCTTATAAGCAAGCTCCGTATACTGAATGCACCCGTAGGGAGTACGAAGATATGCTATCTAAGATGCCACCTAGTATTGACTGGCAGAAATTGAGTGCATATGAGTTCGAGGATACAACAGTAGGAATGCAAACACTTGCTTGCAGTGGTGACGTTTGTGAAGTTGTAGATTTAGTATGAGCATCTTAAAGTCAATGAAGGAGAGTGCAAAGGTATCGTACAACACCTTCAAAGCTAGTCTTCCAGCTAGTCCTACCGTAAAGAATCTTTATCAGGC